ACCTGAAACCAATGCATTAAAAATGTACGAACCTGTGTCAACATACCTTTCAGTTTCATCAATCTCTGAAGCAAGTTGTGTATATTCTCCACCAATTTCTTTTACAATATCTTTTAAAAAACTTAATCCAGAATCTGTCATCATATTTACCATTCTAAATTGATTATACTACAGAATTTAAGTGCTGTCAAGAAGCGGCACGATATCCTTTGTGGGATTTTATTCCTCTTTTATGGTTAAGCATATTGCATATAGTTGCTTTGTCTAATCCATTTTCTCTACAAAATTCTGCTATATTTTTTCCACAGATTATTTTGCCTTCTGGATTTATTATAGAAAAATTTTTACTCTTTTTCTCTACTATTTTACTTACAACCGTACTATCTCTTTTCTTTCCATACAAAAAATGCATTTCTCCTTTTTTACATTCACTAAGTTTTTTTCTATGTTCTTCAGTAAAAGATTTTCCTTTTTTACTTTCACTCATTTTTAATTTTGATTCTTCTGTATGTTTTTTACCTATCCAAGCATTTAGAAGTTTATTCTTATGTTCTTCACTTAGATTTTTTCCAAAATTTGGATTATTTTCTCCACTTCTTGCTATACTAATTTTATTTTTAGTTTCTTGACTTACAACTCTATTTTTCATATAAAATGATATTCTATTCTTTGCACTCTCATAAAGATAGGAATTATGATATCTATTATTACCACTCTTCATACTAAGATGTGCAAAATTCATTTTCTTAGTTTTCCAGTGTTCTACTCCATATCTTGTAATACAAATTTTTTCTAATAATGCGTGAGCAATATAATGTTCTCTTGCGGTAAGAACGACAACTCTATTATTTTTTCCAAAAATACTTATAGGAAATATATGGTGTCTTTCTGTGTAACCATCAGGAATATTTCTATTCTTTGCTTTCCTGATAAGATTACAATAAACCTTAAGATAGTTCATTTCTACTCTAACTTGTTCGCAATGCTATTTATACAAGAAAAGAGGACATTTCTGCCCTCCAATCTTTTCCTGAAAAGTGCGAACAAGTCAGGTAAAGTTATTTATACGCCACACATTCCTTGACATTCATCAAGCATACTAAAATCAATTACTGCATAAGAAGATGGTTCTAAATCTCTTAGATTAACACATTTTCCACTAAGAAAAACTTCACCATTTTTCCACACTTTTTTAATTTCATCTTCAAATTTACAAGCATCTTCAAATTGTTCTGGATTATTTTTTTTCATTTCTAACCAATCATTTACTGGGCGAAATGGACATCCAATACAAGCACTTTTTGATAGAGTTTTATTTGGATAATGTTGATTAAACCAGTTGAGACAATCTTGACGAGACATATTATTATCAATTAATGGATAATAATTAATAATCCAAGATTCAAATCCATCACGAACTCTTTGAATTTCATCAGTGGAAATTCCTAACCACATTTGAACATTAATTTTTCCTTTACAAATTTGTTTTGGTTTTATTCCTAAAATTTCTTTTACTTTTTTAATTATTGGTTTAATCTTATAATAAGTTGTGCAAGTTCTCATTACCAAACCTTTTTTACCATTATCATATCTATAATGTAATGGAATAGTTGCTTGTGAGTATTTTCCTTCTTTCTTATCATTTAGCAAATCTTTAGGAAGACTTCCTTTACTTACAATGTATATAGGAATAGATACTTGGTTTTTCAACCATTCTAAATGCTCATAAACTTCTTTTGGTTCCCATTGAGTATCTGCAAAAATTGCCACATCTGGTTTTTCTCCCAATAAACCTCTGTCTGCCATCAATAACATAACTGAAGATTGAACTCCAGCACCCAAAGACAAAACTTTCAAATCAAATTTTTTTTTTTCGGTTAAAGTATTTTTTTCTTCAAAAAAATCCATCATTCTTTCTCCTCCTTTTTATCATTCAAATAATTCATTTTATAAGTCCATAGTTTTTGATACAATGCAGAATCTCCTCCCAATCTCATAGCACTAATAATCGTATTCAATTCTTTTTCGTTAATAGGCAAATCCATTAGTTAAAAAATGATTCAAGGTTTACAGTTTTTTCTACAGACCACCCAATCGCATCAAGAATAATTTTGAGTGGTTCTAGAAATGCTTTTTCAAATTGTAATTCATAATCTATGTATTTGTCAAGGTTGAGTTCCTTGGGGAATTCCTGAATGAATGAGATTACATTCTCGTGAATAATATTTGGTTTTTTGAGATAAACAAACTTAATTTTTTCTCCATTTTGAATAAGAGAATATTTTCCAGTTAATTTATTTTGTTTAATATAATGATTGAATAGAAGTGCTCCGCGAACATGAATGGGAGTTCCTTTAATATAAAGATCCGAAGAGGAAGAATATTTCTGAACATCAGATGCAGAACGTGGAAATGAAATTTGTTCTGGAGGTAGTTTTTTAAATTTATCACGACAATTTTCAATGAACTTAATCATGTTGTCTTCACTTCCACTCATCATAATATTGAAAGATTCTTTGAGCATCTTACGGCATGGTGCAGGAGTAGATGATTTAATTGCCTCAATACCTTTAATCTTCAGTTTTGGTTCTTCGTAACGAACACCTTCACTATCCCAAACGCTCAGAATATATCGCTTCTTTGCAGTCCAAATACCACGCTCAGCAATACATTCGCGCTTCATGATCATTTTCTGATCATAAGCATTTACATATTCAGCCAATTCTTGGTAAGAACTTTCAATATACTTTTCAAATTCCACTTGACAGACCTTATCAAGGAACGAAACAATGCTTTGAGTAGTTTTCTCTCTGCCTTTGAATACACTTTCAACCAAAGGACCCATATTGATATACAAAGAATCAGTATCGGAAGCAATGACATAATCTTCTCCTTCAGTTTTAAGAATTTTATTCAAGTATGAATTAACTTTATTCATAATCCATTGAATAGATACTTGCCCAGACAATGTAATTGCTTCCGCATTTGCTAGTTTATAATAACGGAAGTATTGATTACCAATAGCACCATAAGCAGAGTTAAGTTGAATCTTACGTGCCATCTGGATATTATTACAGCGGGCAATCTCCTTAATTAATTCTTTGTTTTTAGTTTTTTCATATTCTTGCTCTGCCGCAAGCATTTTTTTCTTAAAAATTACACGTTCATTGTAGATCTTCTCCATCAATTCTGGAAGAAATCCACGAATGTCTTTGCGGTACATTGCCCCATTTGCACATACTGCATAATCTTTATGCAGTTCAAATGTAAGATCTTTATTGAGAATCTTATCAACATTCACTGTCGGATGCTTTTCTTCCAACAAAGTTTCTGGAGAAATGTTGTATTGCATAATTAGGTGAGGATATAGAGAGTTCAAGTCAAAACTCACAACCCAATCATACATTCCAGGAATCGGTTCTTTTACATAAGCACCAGCGTACTTCTCATCCTTACGTTCTTTATTTCGCGGTGGAATTACAATATCTCTTTTCTTAAGATAAGTGTAAATGATATTATCCCACATACGAACTTGATAGAAAACGTCAGCATAATTCACTTTTGCGTCATATGCCATCGTCAAAGCAAGTTCAATAAGTTTCATCTTGTCTTCAAGTTTATCGACAAGTTCTACGTCAATGATGTTATACTCAATGAATTTTTGCCATCCTTTAGTATAGAAGTCTTTGAAAGTATCAAACTCAGAGTGATCCAATTTTTTCTGTCCAAGTTCAACTTCAGCAATATAATCCAAACGATATGACTCCTGAACTTTATAAGTAAATTTCTTATAAAGATCCAAGTAATCAAGTTGAGTCAATCCACCAACATCAAACGTAGTATGCTTACGTCCATTAATGAATATCTCACCTTCAGTAACAAGTCCCCAGTTAGAGAAACGTTTCATTAGTTTCTCACCAAGAACTCTATTGAGTCTCTTACAAATGTAAGGAACATCATACATTTGAATGTTCCATCCAGTAATCACATCAGGAACATCAACCATCCAATAATTAATAAAATGATTCAGAAGTTCATACTCAGACGGACAATGATGATACGTTACATCCTTGCGAGTATTATTAAATGGTTTAACTCCCCACGTAATAATCTTTTTAGTTGTATAATCCTGGATACTGATTGAAAGGATTTCCTCAGAGGCAGATTCTACGTCAGGGAATCCCGCTTCAGACGCAACCTCAATATCTAAAGTTACAAGTTTGATTTTACTAATATCGAACTTAATCTCATTTTCTGGATATTTTTCTGAAATGTATTGATAGATATATCGATCATTTCCATAGATCTCAAATCCATCTACATTTTCATACTTACTATAAAACTCACGGCAATCTTTAACTGTTCCGGGATTTATTGGTTCAACTGCTTCACCACTCAATGTTCTATATTTGGATTCTTTTTTAGTCTTCACATAAAGAGTTGGAAAAAATTCATCTCTTGTCTCAAATCGTTTACCATTCTGTACTCCACGAACCAAAAATTGATTTCCAATCAATTGAACATTAGTGTAAAAATTCATTCTTTAGTCAAGTCCTCATATTTTTTAAGAAGTGTGGATGTTGGATCAGCAAGAGTTAAAATCTTATCCGAACTCATCATGAAAGTATTTTCTTTTGTATATCCGCAAAGAAAAGGTTCGAGTGTTTGATCACTTCTAACAACAAATGGTTTAATTAATTTGCAGTCAGGTTCCCCAATATCGACTCCGACTTCTTCAATCTTAGTGATCAGAATCAGATTGTTCATTAATGACAATATTTTGATTGTTTCCATTGTTTAAAATATCCTCTTGATACATTTTAGAAAGTTGATCGATTGGTTCCACTATAGTAATTACCCAATCCAAAGATACTGGAATTTTAGTGTCTTTTGAGAGGAGAATCCAAGGAACCAATCTAATCTTAACAGAATCAGATTTTTCAGATTCCTCTTTCAACTTCATTTTAATATGACAAGGTTTATTGAAGATATAACCAACTACCTTTTCTTCAATAACCATTTCTTGAATATCTGCGATTATATCTTCTCCAGATTTCAATAGCGCAAGTTTTACAGTCATTTTCGTCTCATACCTCCGATCATTCTAGCAATAAAAAAAGGAGGAGTCAACCTGGATTTTGCCAGGAACTCCTCATGCGCCGACGATATTCAATTGTATTTATCTCTTTCTTTTAAACTTACAAACTTTCTTTCCAGGAAGCATAGCATATGTAGTGGTTTTTCCATAACATTGTGGTTTTGGTGGCATAACACCATATCCAAAATCGCCTTTCATTTCTTTAATTATAGAGATAAATTCCCGAAAAGTTTTCATTTTTTATTTTTATTTAGAGATAATCCTTTCTCTTATGATGTTCTGGAACAATTCTACCAAGAGTCACAGTCAAAAGCCCATCCTCAAAATCAACTGATCTAACTTCCGTGTCATCAGAGAGTGTCCAGGAACGTGTAAATGACCGTTGAGCCAAACCTTTGTGGAGATAGTTGGACTGAGTTTCTTTATCTTCTTTTTGACCTTCAATGAAGAGTTTACCATCTTGGGTGTAGACATAGACTTCTTTTTTCTTAAATCCAGCAAGTGCAAGTTCTAATCGTGATTCTACATTACTAAGTTGAACAAGATTGTAAGGAGGATAATTAGAAGTAGTTTCATGAAGACTGAAGATACGATCAAAATATTCATCCAATCCAATGCTATTGCGAGTGATCTTATCCATTAGCGTAGGAAGATCCGCAGCAGTATACCTTGTGAGGTTAGACATTATGGTAGCTCCTTTAAAAGCGAGTTTGTGTTTTGTGGATCCTTACGGCATCCATTACTAATTATACAAGAAACGAAAAAAAGAGGTATCGGTAAAACCGAACCTCTTTTTAGGGTGTTCCGACTTTTGTAGAGACCGCACGAAAAGAGTCTCGTACTTATTTATTCGGGTTCTACTGCTTTTCCTTTCTTACCAATATTATATTTCTGTTCTAGAATCCAATCACTCTTATCCTTGTATGCAAGAACTTTAATTTGATTGAGTGGTGCAATGTCAGATACAGAGTCTTCTTTAACAACTGTAATCAGTCCCCAGTCAGCAAGAAGACGAACGATACGATTGCGGCGCTGAACATCATTCACAGTAAGGTTTGCATGTTTACCATCAAGTGCAAATAACTCCTTAAAATGAACGATAAAATATCTTCCCTGCTTATGCAGAATATGGCAAGATTGATAGAGTTTTTTCTCCTTACGTGATGCAACTCCGATACGAGTTAAAGTTTCACGAACTTTCAGAAAGTCATCAGGTTCATTAAGAATTACTTCTACCATTTGGTCTTGAGACCATTCAACAGTAGGTTCTACCGTAGTAGTCATTTTGTTCCTCCAATATCAAGTCGTTTTTTAATGAAAGTTAGTTGTTCTTTTGTCAGGATTTTCAGTGCTTGAGATGCTTTTTCATTACTATATCCATAATATTGTTTTACACATTCTAAGTCTGTAACCTTATCTTTTCGGAGCCAGGGAGAAAATCTCTTCTTTTTCCTTAAACTATTTAGATAAAACGAATATTGCATATCTTTATCAAGTTGATGCTTCATATTCATTTCATTTGCAAAAAGAACGCAATCAATATGTCCCGACAAACATTTATTAATAATATAAGGAGGATAATCTTTGATATCTTCAGATAAATCCTCTTTTGTAAGGTTAATTGAGTTCAACCAGTCCTTCAATTCCATAACAAATTTTTATTATAATTAAACAGTAAAAGTTCTTTTCTTTGTTTTTGCTCTCTCATATATTCACCAACCGAACGCATAGTATAAGTCAGATCAAACTCACCTGTCTTCCAGTTCTTAAAGCGATCTTTAACCAGTTGATCGGAATTATAACTTATCAGTTGATGCATATAACAAGCAGCACAATCAGCAGCAAACTTATCGTGATCAAATCCTTTGTGCATTGATCCCTTGCGCCCATAGAGATTATCCTTAATATCATAAGGAGGATCGAGATACACAAAAGCACTCATATTTCCATCCAACAAATAGTCGTAGGAATAGTTAGTTATACGCCATTTGGAAATTAGTTTAGAATACTCAGGCAACTTTTCAATCCCACGCATTGAAAAATTGGAGTTGGACGCCTGTTCTGAAAATGATGAACTCTCTGTGAGACCACTGAAACTACACTTATTGACAATATAGAAAGCCACAGCACGATCAATGCTTGGCAAATCTTTGTCATTGATTTGCTCCTTTGCTTTAAGAAAAAGTTCTCTTGCCAAATCGGGAGTATTATTTGCCGTCTTTAATTCTACAAGTTTATCTTTAAGATCAGTCCCAAACATCTGGAGTTGTTGCCAGAAATTTACAAGAGGTTCGTATAAATCATTTACCCAAATATTTAACGAAGGATACTTCTTTGTGATGTAAATCGCAACACTTCCACCACCAAGGAATGGTTCGCGGAACTCATCATAGTTGCGAAGATCGGGAAAATAAGGTCTCATCTTTTCACAAGCACGGGATTTGCCACCAGGATAACGAAGACAAGTTTTAAGAGATTTCATTTAAACTCACACTCCACCATAATTTCAGTTAATGCAGCTATGAGATTAATTTCTTGATCAGCCACGAATGCACATTGGTATTGATACTTAGCAATAACAAGAACAGCAGCGGGAATAGATTGGGGTAGAAGGTGATCAAAAGTGGCGTCATAAACCCTGCGAAGTAAATGAGAAGCGTCGTTGTCCAGGTTGCTGACCACCCACTTTCGGACTTCAGTAAAGTTTTTATCTTTGAGATTTTTAATAAGTTCATTTACAGAGATGTCTGAGAAAGATGCAAGAATGCCTGTGTCGATTTTTCCTCCCGTAGAATATCGTTGGCATTCGTTGAGGACTCTACGAAAATCGGGAAAGTGTTTCGATACGAGTTCCGCAACGACTTTTTGATCATACTCAATCTTTTCCTGATCGAGGATAGATTGGAGTCGTTGAAAGAAACTACCTGCAAGTTGCACTCGTTGCTTTCCTTTGATTGTGAAGTCAATGACTGCGCAACGAGAGTGAAGAGGTTCAATGATTTTGTTTTTGTAGTTGCAGGTGAAGATGAATCGGCAGTTGTTATAAAATGCCTCAATATTCGCCCGTAGTAAGAGTTGAACATCTGAGGTTGTGTTGTCACTCTCATCCACAATAATGACTTTGTGCCTACCATTTCCTTGAAGTGATACGGTCGAAGCAAAGTTCTTTGCTTGGTTCCTGACAGTATCCAAGAAACGCCCTTCGTCGGATCCATTGATGACATAGTAATCTGCTCCAAGTTGTTCGCATAGTGCTTTCGCAATCGTAGTTTTTCCAATACCAGGAGGACCAGAAAGAAGGAGGTTAGGAATTTCTCCTTTTTCAATAAAATCTAAAAAGGTTTTTTTAGTATCATCTGGAAGGATACAATCCTCCACCTTTTTTGGTCTCCACTTTTCCACCCATAAGAAATTGTCACTCATCAATAAACTCCATTCAATACATTCCAAATACTTCGTTGGTTTTTACCCATAATATCAGCAATCTTTCTCTGGGACAACCCTTGCTCCGAAAGATTTTTTATTTCTTGTTTTATTTCATCCTCCATTTGAACAACTGCTTTTCTCGGATTTGATTTTCCAATTTGAGACCTTCTTGTGTTTTCTGAGCGAGGCAACCATCTCAAGTTTTCAACTTTGTTGTTGGTTTTGTTCTCATCAATATGGTCTATACACCAATCTCTACCTTTTGGTCTTGGTTCTCCCCAACATTCTACCACAAGTTGATGAAGTCGTTTTTCACGAACTACAATATATCCATCTCTTTTATCAACTCTTCCAATAGGTTTCACATTTAGAATTTTACCACAAGCACTTACATAAATGTCTGGATAAGTTTTTGACTGTTTGTAGGTAATTCCGTTTAATTCCATTAGAAGAGCAATAACTATTATTATTTATAATCAAACGACATTTAGTGTAGTTTGGTATAATCTTCAAAATCTCTTGGTTCAGTATAAGGGTCTTCGCAACCAGTATAGGCATACATTTTGTCATTCATCTTATACCAATCGTGGTTGAGACAATACCAAAAGGTCATACAATACCAATCATAAAATCCTAATCCTTCTTTATCTCCTTCAAGAGACCACAAGATAGTTTTCTCTGGAACTCTCAACCAGTTCTTCCAGTAGTCAAATATCATTCGTGTGAGTTTCATAATTTAATTTATCCACGAAGGTTTTCTTTCGGGCATACGGAGATAGTTTTCAGACACCCAAGGTTTGGACGCGATATACTTTTTGTATGCCTCAAATGTATCAATAGTGTCGTCAAACTTCCATTCCTCAGGCATCGCACGAGCAAATGGAGTCACTTCTGTAATCTTACCTTTGGGAAACAAATAGTATGCCTCTAAAAGCGTATTATAGCACGAATGTGGTTTTCCATAACGAAGTTGAAACTCATCACAGATATTCATACCGTGCTTAATCAACCAGTAAGCATTATCAACTGTTTCCG